TCCGCTCGCCGATCTGTTCCGCCATCCAGCGCGCCAGATTAGCCCGGTTGATCGGGCCTAGCAGCGGCGCCAGCACTTCTACGGTCGCAATTGACGCCTTGAATTGCACGTCCTGCACCTTGGCTTTTTCGCTGTCAGGCTCTGCCAACAGGTTCGGCCATATGGCCTCGAACGCGTTCCGCCAATCCATCAGTGCCGTCAGATATGGCACTTTCTTGTATTCCGGGTAATCCTTCCACAACGTCCGATAGAACGCTTCGGACCAAGCTCGCCCCATGACGATGTTGTCAAAGAACCGGTAGATCGGGTCCATTTCAATGCGCACGCTGTCAATGTAGCGCGCAATCTGCTTGGCATCCTCCGACCCTTCGCCAAACCCACTCACCAGCGTTTCCTGGTCCAGTATCTTGGCAGGCATCGCAGCAGCCGTTGCGACGTTCTTTAGCGCGTGCTCGCGCGCCATGCGGGCAGCACCTTCGAGGTTCTGAAAGTCCAGGCTTTCGATGCTGTCCGTATCGCCGATGCTCAGGACGTTGCCGGTGATGCCACTTTTCAGTTGTTCGCGCTTGAAGCCGAACATCTGCATCATACGATTGTTGATCATTGACCCTGCCGCCTTGATCTTGGCAATCAGCAGGCCGCATTTCACGGTGACATACTGGTCGGTGATCATGGATTGCAGAAACGTCTTCATCGGAAACAGCGCACGCTGATAGACACTGCGACCGACGAAGCCATACGACGACTGCGTAAACTCAATGTAGATCGGCTGTTCGTTCATCACGACGCATGTTCGCGAAGGATGCCACGCTTTGCCGCCGGCCGTAATGGACACCGGCTTCATGAAGTCCGGCGAATTGGGGTTCTGGTCCATCACTAGCGAGCCGGCCGTATTCAACGGGTCCAGCACGTTGAAATACAAGTCCAAGTCGGCAATGTTCTCAACGTCTAGCGCTTTTGACTGATCGCCGCCGCGGTTTCCTACCGCGACTGACGCAATGCCGTAGACCTTGGATAGGACCACGGTGTTTTTAATGATTTGGTCCGCACCGGAAATTCCGGTCGCTTTCCATTCACGCTGGAAAGCTTGGACGATGCGTTCTTCGCCGAGCACTGGCACTTTGATTTCGCGCCGCTGGCTCTGAGCCATGTTAATTGGCGTTTCGGCCATCTTTCCGCCGAGCGGATGCGAAAGGAATATGTCCTTACATAGCTGATAGCTTGGCGGGGAGCCTGGCTGGATCTCCTCGGCCAGCAGTATGCGTGTAAGCGAAGTCCCGAGACTACCAGCGCTGAACGTTGAGAATACCGTCTGGTCGGTGGTTCCGCTCATGGGCTAGAACCCTTCGTTATTTCCCAACGCAATTGCTACCCCATAGCAAAATGCGTCAAGTCCATCGTCAGATTGATCGCGAACGCCAAGCCGGAAGTCGAAGACCTGCGTCAGGAAATGATTCTTGGTCGCGCCTTTGTAGACACACACGCGATCATACGCAGTGTGCGCCAGCTTGACCAAACCGCTATGCACATAACCCGACACGCTGATCGCCCGCTCGTCTTTGCCGACCGCCGTCAACTTGCTGTCAATCGGCGTGACATCCCATCCGTAGCGCGCGCCCTGTTGTAGCAGGATCATGCCGGACGCTTTATCCTCAATGAACGCGCCCAGGGAACCGCGCCGCGCGCCGCATGATTGCGCAAAGCCCTCCAAACGATCGAAGACGGTCGGCATCCATACTTCGAGGAGGCTGCCCTCAATCTGAAGGATTTCGTAATCTAGCACCGTCAGTTTGTGCACGCCTCGCTCGTGGAATGCCCAAAAGACGGCGCACGTCCCATCGTTGTTCGAGCCGGTTTTGACAGCGGTATCAATGGTGACAAACACCGCATCGCAATGCGCCGGTGCGTCGATAGCTTCGCCGTCCACGAGGACGTTCTGAACGTCGAAGAACGAAGTTCCAGCCGGTCGAGGGTCTTGCTGAAACAGCGCGCCGAACGCGCGCTCCCCAAGGGTGGCGCGCTTGCGGGCGAGGTCTTCCGCCGTTTCCCATTCTGGCCAGATCGGCTCGCCCATGGCGCGGCCCATCGGGTCATCGACGGAATTTGCCAACGCCGGCAGGTTCAGCACATTCCATTGGTTGCCGCCTGCTGCCATTTCGGCCAGTAAGCGGCCGGCGAGGTCAGCTTCGTGCCAGCGGGTTTGGATTAACACAACGCGCGCTCGAGGCGTGAGGCGTGTGTAAAAGTCCGACCGATACCACTCGAAAATCCGCTCGCGGACCGTCTCAGATTCTGCGTCCTGTTGAGACTTCACAGGATCGTCGATGATACCCAGAGAGCTGCGTCGGCCGGTAATAGACCCTCCAACGCCGGCCGCGAAATACTCCCCGCCGTCGCTCGTTTCCCAGCGCCCCGCCGCACGGTTGTCGGCAACCAGCCCGTATCCCAGCGCTTGCGAATGCGTCGCCACAAGATTGCGCACTCTGCGGCCGAAGCGCTCCGCGAGTTCTGCTGTGTGCGAGGCGGCGATGATGGCCGATCCCGGATGCCGACAAAACCACCACGCTGGAAACAATACTGATGCGTAAGTACTCTTGGCCGATCCAGGCGGCATCAGCACCATGAGCCGGTCAATTTCGCCACGCGACAGCGCTTCGAGTTTGGCGATCAGCAGCCGGTGATGACGCGCGGGTGTTTGACCGAGCGGCGCCAGGGCTTCAATGGCGAATGCGGCCAGGCTCCGGCGGATCAGGCGGCGTTTCCGCTCCTCCATCACCCGCACCAAGCTCTCGCTCAAGTTCCGCTTGGCGGGCGACCAGGGCGTCATCGTCGAGCTGGGAGATGTCATCGGCCGTTGCGTTGATGTTGCGGGCGACGGGTGCGCCCTCGAACCGGTCAAGCGCGGCTTGCGCTGCTCGAACCTGGGTTTCTTCGCGCTCTGCGTTTAGCGCCAGCCAATAGAGGTGTTCTTTTAGCACTTTGGCTTTTTCAGCAAAGGAGGTTTTCGGCGTGTTGTTGCCCGCCGCTGCTCGACTTCCGCGCTCGAATGGTGAGGCTTTTTCGGAATGGCCGGCGCCACGACTCGGGCCGCCCCAGCCATCGCCCGAGCCGAGGCCCTGACCTGGCCCGTGCCCTGGCCCCCCGTGCCCTGCCCCCTGACCTGGCCCGTGCCCTGCGCCATGCCCGGTGCCGTTGCCGTGCCGCGTCCCTTTAGTTGCTTGGCGCGGCATCAAACGCCTCGTATGGCATAGTCACCGGCACCGCGCGGCCAAATATTTCCACGCATGCCGTCGTCGCCAGCCCGTCGCATGACACAACCACGGCCGGCAGCGTGGCAAACGGTCCATCCGCGATCGTAAGAGGTGCACCAGGTTGACGAGGGGGTTTGCGCGGCATCGTCAGGCTCAAACGTTTACTCGCTGTGCTTACAAGCCATTCGACGAACCCGACGGGTAGCGGGATCGGCCGCATGGTTCGGGTCATAAACAAGCGCTTGACGCCGTCAATCTGTTGCAGCGCCTGCCAGGCGTCCGCGTCCGCGTCAAACTCGACGAACCCGTAGCCGGGGAACATCGGCACTCGCTCCATGACGGCGTGGCCGTTGCGCACCCGGCGCGCGGCGATCATCGGCAACTCGGCGCGGTATCCCGGACGATACGGCCAGCCAGAGCGGGTCTCGCCCTCGGCAACCTCGCGGGTTACACGGTGTGCAGCGTGGTGCGCCAGTTCCAGGACGTGCCATCGCGGGCCGAGGGGGCGGGATTGGATTTTGCGGAGTAGGTCTGGCTTTGGTGCCGGCTTTGCTTGCACGCGCGGTTTAGGGTCCGGATTGCAAGGGCGTCCGGCCCCCTCGCGGGCGCCGCCCCAACCGCAAATCTTGATTTGTGGACATTGCGTTTCGGGCACGCCGCCGGCCGCTTGAGGGGCCGCGCCTTGGCCTCCCAGCGGTGGTATTTCGCCTATTAAATAATCCGGCATTGGTGCGCAAGGGGTTTTTTCAGCAATCGTCGCGCTCATGCGGCCATCCTCCGCCTCCGATATCAACCACTTCAGACGCTTGCTGGCCTACGTCAAGTGCGAGATCGGACAGGAACCGGACGAACACGCCCGAACCGCCGGCGACGTGACGACGTGAAAACGCTGGTCATCCGCAAGAGCGGTGACGACGGCATCAATCGAATTATTCTGAAAGCTGATGAAGTTTCCGGCCAGCGAGGAGCCACCGGTCGCGGCCGCGGTCACCGCGGATGTAGCCAGGCCGCCGAGCGAGGTTGTGGCCGAACTGTTCAGGCCGACCGACAGCTTCGACTTGAGCAGGTTGAGCGCCAGGTTGAAGGCCGAGCCGTCATCCGTGTTGACATCGACCTCAAAGACCG